GTAACAAGATAGTGACGCCCGCCGGTCGAACCGAAAGCGATACGCCCGACTTCGTCGTGCTCGACGAGTAACGCCCGCCGCCCGCTATTCTAATCCGGCTTGTACGCCGTCGAGACGCCGCACACGCGACAGCACACTAAGCCGACCCAAACCACTTAGTGCCCGCCGACCGGACACACGCGTATGTCTGTTCCCGACGACGACCGATCAATCGCCGACGCCGCCGACGACGTGCCCGAACCGGGCGGGTCGAAACGGTATGCGTACATCTATCTAACCGGGTTATTCGTCTCAATCGCCGGCGGGCTTATCGGTGCTGTCGCCGTCGGGATTATCGACCCCGAGATAACCGTTTCGGCGAGCGTATCGGTCGGTTGGATTGTCGAAGGTATAATCGCCGCAATCGCCGCCGCGTTCATCTTTTGGACTTTCGCACAAATCACTAACGTACTCGGTGTCGACTTCGTCGCGGGCGTCGTCGGCGTCGTCGCCCGTATCGCCGACAATTACCAGTTACCGGGAGACGTCGACCAAGAAAATGATTAAGGACATACTCGACGCGGTCGTTACGCGGGTTAGGCAAGCCGCGGCACCGACCGAACGCTCGACACGGCGGAACGGTGTACTGTCGTACAAAAAAGAGACACACGCGTTCGTGACGGGCTTGTACGCCGGTGTGCGATACCTTCGGTTCCCCGGCCCGTCGATAGCGACACCGTCGACACGCGCCGAACCGTCGTACTACTTCGGCGGATACGTCGCGGGTTCGATTGTGCAAGTGCTGTCGTTCGTCGGCGTCGCTATCGCCGTCGGATACGCCCGGCGATAATGTCGACGAACATATCCGCCGACGACGGTGCGGCGATTGTCGTACCCGACGGCGTCGACGACCTAAGCGACGACGACGTCGAGACACTTCGACGCGACGGTGCTGTCGTCGAGACGACCGACGGCGGCTTATCGGTCAAATGGGCATTTTGGAAACCACAACGACAAGCCCTTGAAGCGGTGACTTCGGGAGACTTCGATATTGTCGGATTCGTCGCGGGGTATCGTTCCGGCAAGAGCGTTACCGGGGCACGGGCGGTATGGGAAACGGCACTTAACCCGGCGTACGGTCGAACGCGGTCGCTTGCTATGGGTGTCTCATACGCCGAAGCGAAAAAGACGACGTACCCGGTCTTATTCGAGCAATTGCCGGGCGGTGACGTCGAAGACTTAGACCCGTTTTTGTATAACGGCGACCCGGCACAATCGCCGGTCGTCGAAGATTGGAACAAGCAAGACGGGATTATAACACTCGTGACGGGCGACGTCGTCGTGCTCGCGTCGGCGGATAAGCCGACCCGGTACAAAGGTGGCAAATTTTCGTTCGCTTGGTGCGACGAGATTGCACACTACAAGCCCGACCGCATACACGGGATTCGGAAGACAATCGGCGAGCGATTCGACTTCGGCCCGCCGGCGGTACAACTTTGGACAACTACACCGAACGGGTACAATCCGGTGTACGACGTGCTTGAAAGACGCGTCGACGCAAACGGCGATACACTCGGGTCGAACGTGACGGTCGTAACCGCCGAATCGTTACGGAACCCGTTTTTGTCTCCCGACGACCGTTCCCGGTTACGTCGAACGCACGGCAATACAAAGCAAGCCGACCAAGCGTTACGCGGCGACTTCGAAGCGGCGGTCGGTCGAGTGTACGACGACTTCCGGCGGTCGACGCACACGGTCGACTTGCGTCGAGACGGCGACGAGTACGTCGCTGTCGACGACGACCGCGTTCGCGTCTCGTCGGATTGGCGAATATACGGATACGACGCCGGGTTTAGCGACCCGCGGGTACTCGTCGAGATTGGGAAAACGCCGTACGGTCAATTAGTCGTCGTCGACGAGTTTTACCGAAGCGAATCGCACGTCGCGGCTTGTGTCGATTGGTTACGCGACAAGCCCCGGGGCCGAATCTATTGCGAGCACGAACCGGGAGACATACGCAAGTTCCGACGCCCGGCGATAACCGGCGTCGACGACCCGCCGTCGGGGTTCCCGGCGGGCAAAGCCGAAAAAGCAATCGACGCCGGTATCTCACAAGTTCGACGCCGGCTTGCCGCCGACAGCGACGACCGATACGGCTTGCTTGTCGCTAATCGGTGCGAAAACCTAATCGCCGAGTTTCTGTCGTACACGGAAGACGACGTCGGCGGGTCTAACGTCGACGACCACGCGCTTGATTCACTCCGGTACGCCGTCTATACCGATTCGCTTCGCGGGTCGAGTCGACCGGGGTCGGGTACTCGTGTCGAAAAGAGGTAAGCCGCGGTTGGTTTGCGTGCTGTACTCGGTGTATCGCTATCGGGTTAGTCGACGCGTCTCACCGTCGCGTCTTCGACCCAAAACCGAACGGATTTTCGCAAGTTCTTGTCGTTTCGGCCCGGCTTGTTAACTTCGACAAGGTGCTCGCCGACGGGCGGAATCTCGTCACGGAATTGTGCCGCCGGAACGCCGCCGAAGTCGCCGCCGTGTTCCGACATTGTGCGGTCGACTAACGTGTTCCAATCGACCTTAGACTCGGGCAAGACGTGTCGGTGCCGCAATCCGATAAGTACGCGCCGTTGCTCTTTGTCCGGGCCGATTCGGACGTCTTCGACCTTACGCTTGTTTACCGGCGGCGTCACCGAGTTTGCCCAATCGTACTTTTCGACCGTCGATTCGGTTAGACCGTCGACGTCGGGGTCGTCTCGTGCTGTCGACCACTTTCCCGCGAGACACCAAAGCGTGACGTCGTACGTCTCTTTGTCGGGTTCGTCGTCGGGGTACGCAATCCATTGTATCCGCCCGATACGGCCCGACGACTTCGACGTGCGAATCGCCGACCCGCTAATCCCAATCTCGCGGTCGCCGTCGTGCTCGACGCCGGCAATCTCGCCGCGTACTCGGTACGACGGCGAGACTTCCGACGAATGTGCCGGGTCGTCGACGCGTTTCGTCGTCGTCTCGGCGTCGGAATACGACGAATCGTACCCGACGACCACGAAGTCGCACGCGGGGATAATCTCGGTTTTTTCGAAGTCGGTAAGCCGTTCGATTGCGACCTTCGATAGCGATACACCTTCGTCGTGCCCCGAAAGGTCGGGGTTTGCGGTGTCGTTTGCCATACTTCGTCTCTCGACGCGGTCGACGACGACCGCCGGGAACGTGCCGGGGTCGCCGCCCGTCGGGATTTCCGCCGACATACACACTTGGCGACCCGGGTACTTAATAGTTACTAACGCCGACGGGCACGGACAAGACATAACTTATTTACACCCGGGTCGCCAAGTAGGGGTATGGTGCGACACACCACAACCGACGACGAATCGGCTTGGAACCACACGGGCGACGTGTATTCGGACGAGTATATCGACACGGTCGAGACGTGCGGGCTTGGCGACCCGAATCACCGGATTGCCGGCGACTTCGTCGACGTGCTTGCGACGTTCGAAGCGTTTTGGTCGGACGGTGACGTCTCGGTCGACGTGCTCGCCGGCGGGTGTAACTCGTGTACGACGCACGCAATCGACGCCGACGTCTTCGCGTACATAGTCACGCAAAACGGCCCGCACACCGACAGCATATACGTCGGGTTCGGTGCGACCGACGACACCGCGGTCGGCGCGAAACTCGTCGGGCACGCGCTTGTTCGCGCCGCGAACGAAGTCGGCGTCGACGTGTCTTGGAACGAATCGACTAACTCGAAGATTTGTCTCGGCGACGCCGACGCGTACGGCGACACCGACGACGAGTAACGACAGCGACCGCCGCGGTCTTTTTTGCCGTTCCGTTCCCGTTCGTCTCGACGCAAACCCCGGGGTTCGACCGGCTTGTTCGGATACGCACGGGTGTCGTTTCCCGGCACGCTTTTGTCGTCGGGGTCGGTATGTCGAGACGGGTAACACCACAATGACCGACGCCGACGACGGTGCTATCGACAGCACGTTCGACGAATCCGAACGAACCGACCGCGAGCAACTACAAAGCCGAATCGACGAACACCCGACCGAAGTGCAAGCGGGAGACGTCGTTATTGATATGGTCGAAGACCGGCCCCTATACGTCCGGGGTAAGGTCGCCGAATCCGCCGTCGAGTATTACGGCGACGCCGACTTCGACCTTGTGACGTACAAGTCTCACAAATGGCTACCTATCACACCCGACGACGCGGTGTTCGATTGCGTTTTCCTCCCGACGCACCTTAACGATATACCGTCGAGACAATCAGACAAGAGTTACACGTACCC